ATTTTACTGGTGATTTAGGACTTGATTTTACTGGTGATTTAGGACTTGATTTTACTGGTGATTTAGGACTTGATTTTGAGGGTGATTTAGGTTGTTTAGATGTTCCACCAAAGTAATACATTTTATTTAAACAGATATTTTTAATTAAAGCGATTTAAAAACTAAATTAGTTTAATTAAAAAATGACTGAACGCAAGGAATTTTACCGTCAGCTCAAATCTTTTCTTAAAGAACTTGTAGTTGTATTTCCAGAAAATGACGATGACCTATTGACAGTTACTACTTCTATAAATTTGGCAATTATAGATGACGACGCCAATGAAATTATTTACAAGTTTTATAATACTTTGAACCCAGTAGAACGTGAAATCTATACACGATGCGATTCGGTTTTTGATAAAATGCGATGGGAGTCATCAACTTATGAATATAACTTATTCCAAAAATTAAAAACAGGTTGGTCAACGTTTACAGAAAACAATAAACAGGTGATTTGGGATTATATCCACGTGCTTTATGGACTTTCTAAATTAACGTTTCGTTGAATTTAGTTAAATAAAATTAAAGTTAAATTTAAAAGAGTTAAGTGATGTTGAGAATATTAAAGTTTTTATTTACACTTTACCGTTTCCATAAAAACGGGTCAGATGAAAACGCCGATTATCTTATAAAAAACGCAAAGATTTGTGGAACTGTTGCTATAAAACTTCTTCAATTTATTTGTATGAGAAGTAATATTAAAAACAACAAATTAAATAGTTTATTTGAAAATTGCGATATACACACTATTGAACAAACCAAAAGGATGTATTTACAGGATTTTGGTAAACGTCTTGAAGCCGATTTTGCTGTGGCAAATGCTAAAGTTATCGGTTCAGGTAGTATAGGGCAGGTTTATCGCTTTTATTCTAGGCGACACCGTCGCTATGTAGCTTTAAAATCAAAACACCCGGATATAGATAAAAATGTCCACAAATTCATAAAATCCATAAAGGTAATTAGTTGGTTTATTCAACCTTTTAATATGTATCATGAACTTATTACAGAGTACCTCAATAATATTACACACCAACTTGATTACGCAGAGGAAGCAGCCAACACAAAACACTTTAAACTATTATGGAAAGATGAAAGTTGCATAGTTATACCTGATGTATATTATTCATCTAAAAACTTTATATGTATGAGTTTCCATGACGGTAAAAACTTTAATGAACTTACCGATAAACAACAAGTTATGGCAAGTGTTTATTTAAATTTTATTTGTTTAACAGGTTTACTTGTTCATGACTTTACACACGTAGACCTCCATATAGGTAATTGGAAAGTAAATACAGATAATTTTAAGATTGTAGTATACGACTGTGGTATTATGTGTAAAACAGGTAACCTAACGACTAATAAAGAAATAAGTTTACAGTTTTTAGCAGGTAGAGTTGACAAGCTTGTACACATTATATGTAATGGCAAACAGGACCACCTTGATAAAGTCACTAAATTTATAAAAAATAATTTGCCGGAGACGGCTATGGAGAAAACCCAGTTTTTTATCCATACCGTTCTCAAAGAAAGAATTGTAACTAATAAAGCATATATTGACATACTTACGGCTTTAGGTGTTGTTAGTCAAATAAGTGATAAAAGCGCGGGTATATTCACAAAGTATATAGGTACTGACTATTATTTATACGAATGCCTTATTTACATTTATATCTCGTTAATGGAACGGTTGCAAACCTTTGTATCACTTAAAACATTTTTAAAAGAATTCATTGATTCAGACCCTCTACACAAAACGCGATACCAAGGTTGGATGATGGAACGATTCGGGCATTCCAAGGAATCCATATTACACAATATTATTTACGATAAAATCCGTTTACAATAAAATCCGTTTACAATAAAATCCGTTTAAAGTAATTTCGTTTCATTTATTTCGGTTAACGTTATTTCGTTTGGTTTAAAGGAATAAATAAAATTACTACAATTACTAAAATTATGAATCTGCTAGTTACCGGAGGATGTGGCTTTATCGGTTCTAATTTTATTAATTACTTTACAGGTAATGCACTGGTTAATAAGATTGTAAACATTGACGCAATGTATTATTGCGCAAATATCAAAAATGTTAAAGTGCCAAATGACCCAAAATATCATTTTGTTAAGGGTAATTTGTGTAGTGGGGATTTAGTATCGCATATACTCAAGGAACACCATATAACACACGTTATCCATTTTGCAGCTCAATCACACGTACAGACATCGTTTGATGATTCAATGCAATACACCCAGGATAATATACTTGGTACACATACACTTTTAGAGTGCTGTAGGGTTTATGGAGGCATCCAGAAGTTTATCCATGTAAGTACCGATGAAGTTTATGGAGAGTCTGGAGATAATATGGTCGATGAAAAAAGTATACTTGTACCAACAAATCCATATGCGGCTACGAAAGCTGCAGCTGAAATGATTGTTATGAGTTATATTAAAAGTTACAACTTTCCAGTTATAATTACCAGGGGCAACAATGTCTATGGACCAAATCAATATCCAGAAAAACTCATTCCAAGATTTATTGAGCAACTAAAATGTAATAAACCAGTTACTATCCAGGGAGATGGAACCGCGAAAAGGTCCTTTCTCCATGTTTACGATACTTGTACAGCCTTTGAAACTATACTTTTACACGGTGTTATTGGTGAAATTTACAATATTGGAGCAAATCACGATGATTCTGAATTTACAGTTATGGAAATTGCCGAGATGCTTGTAAAGATTATAAAATGTACCGACCATTTTCAAAGTTATATAAAATTTATTCCAGACCGTCCTTTCAATGATTCCAGATATTTTATCTCAAACGAAAAACTAAAACTACTGGGATGGAAAATTAAAATTCCATTTCACGATGGAATAAAAAAATTAGTAAATAACAATGAATAAGTTAATCAGTAATTTAATGAATAAAATTCACCTTTTACCTGTGGTATTACTTATTTGTGTTTTAGTTTATTATAATTCCAACTTTAAAGGCAACTTTAAAGACAACTTTAAAGGCAACTTTAAAGACAATATTAAAGGCAATTACACCTCTAGTGATACATTTAATGAATCCATGTATAACAGGTTTAAATCCAGGTTTGTAAACTCCGGGCGAGGCAAACAGTTACCAGGTATTGACTGTGTATACGTGATTACAATGCCTCAAAGAAAGGATTATATCGCTCAGCAAATTGACGGTCTCGGCATAAAGGCAGTTTACTTTGACGCAATAAAACCACAAGACATTAGACCACAAGAATACAATGAGCTTACATTGGTAAACGACCCCAAAAGCAGGATTTATGGAAAGTATACCCGTTTCGCCGTCCTTGTTTCTTTCTTAATGTGTTTTATCCATTCCCTTGAAAATGGGTATTCTACTATTTTAATTTTTGAGGACGATATGAAACCACTTGTAACACTGGAAACCTTAACTAACAGTATTGCTGAATTTAACAACTCTTACCTTGATATTTTCTATATGGGATATTGTTTTTTGAATTGCCGGCAACGGGTTGGTAAAAATTACAATTACCTTGTCGAACTAACGAACCCCGATTTATTGTGTTGCCACAGTATGTGTGTAAAGACAAGGGTATTACCTGACTTAATAAAATCGTGTATCCCAATGACTACAAATTCAGATGAATTATTTAGAAATTTTTATGTCAAAAATGGGGTAAAGGTATGTGTTCCAAAAAGTGTGTATTTTACCCAAAACAGGAAAGCCTTAAACAGTTTAAATGAAAGTATTGAAGACAATGAATTGTTTGATACTTGTATTTTTTAAGTAAAAATAATAAAAGTAAAAGTAAAAATGAACAAACGTTATTTAGTTTTATTTTTAGTTTTAATCTTAATTTTAGTATTTACAACTTTTTTTACCACCAAGTCCTCGTTTGTTGGAATCAAGATACCAAATGTTGTTCATAAAATATTTATAAATGACCATATGAGTGAGATACCTATACATGGACAAGTAAATACTGCGATGAAAACTTGGCAAACATTAAATCCGGGGTATACTCTCAAAATATGGTATGGAAATGATTGTAGAAACTACCTTTTACGAAACTTCGGTCAATCTCATTTAGACTGTTTCGATAATTTAATACCATATGCGTACAAGACTGATTTCATGAGATACTGTATTCTTTACAATGAAGGCGGCTGGTACTCTGACTGGCAACAGGTTTTACTAGTCCCATTAAATACCTTTAAAAATTACTCTTGGGTATCCTGCTGGGATACAACCGGAGAAGAAAATAAAACAAATGGGTGTATGCAAAATGGATTTATTGGAGCCATGAAAGGGAATCGTGTATTAAAAGAATGTATAAACAGTGTTATAGATAATTGTAAACACAAAAATTATGGAAAAAGCCCTTGGTACCCAACTGGTCCATGTCTACTCGGCGACACTTTTAGAAAATATAACAATTTAAGCGACGTTAAATTAGGAAATACACAAAATGACCCACGTGATGGACCTTGTTTTTTTATAGATTCCGTAAAGGTAGTAATAAACAAATGTTGTATAGACATAGATAAACCTGGAACGGTGTTTCAAAACGGAAATGATTACCTGAGTTTATGGAAAAACAAAAACATTTTCAAAGGGAATCCATAATTTTATTATCACCGCTTCTTTTTATAGGTGTGTCTAATGCGATTAGAGGAAATCTGTAAATTTTATAACGGGATTGTATACTATAAAGTGTGCTTTCAAAATTCATATTGACGTATGAATTATCTATAATTAGCTTCATAACTGTTGGTAAAAGTGCAGTACGGCATCCAAATATTTCACTATTTTGTATTTTACGTTCGTCGTCATGGAGATTTTGGAAATACAAATCGGCCGTATCCGGTATATCCTTTATTAATTTATCCATACCTGGTATATAGTATTTTCCAGTTACTTTTATTATTTTCTGGTACCTATTTAACTTAAAATGGTTAAATGCCTTGAGTATGGATTCAGCTTCATAAGGTGTTGCTGAACAGTGTTTACAATTTATATCGAGGTCCGAAACAAACGTAAAAACCTTTACCCTAGGATTGTTACGGTATTCGGGAAAACCGTAATTACTACTTTCCACAACGTAAATGGTAAAATCAGTATTTGCCAGCCATTTATCTATTGCCGTTTTGTAGATTGCCAACCTTGACGCAGGTTGGTTGTATGGATTTAGATAGTCCGTAGTTTTTATATTCACGGTGGTTGTTAATAAAATACAAGCATTGTTATCTTTTACTGGTCCCACAAAGCGCTCTCTGGTAATATATACGGTAACTGCTACCACCACAATGAAAAATAAAATTAAAATGGTATTCATTTTACTTTTACTTTTATTATTTTTTCATTTTATTTTATTTTTAAGCAATGTCAATCTTGAGACTCATTTTGTTTAGTGCTACAATAACTGCCTCATTGATATTCCTCAACTTGGGAAATTCACGCTTGATTTTTGTCGTGTCAAGGTGGTTATTGCTACGGGCACTTTTAAGAATCTGGTTTTGTTCATCAAGTGACATATTTTGCCAGGTGAAATCATGGTCTACAATTTGCTTGTACAACTTGAGAATTTCATTGTGTGAAATTGTACCAGGATTTGTACAATTATAAGTTCCGGTCCTCTTCTTAACAATAAGCTCTGTAAAGATGGGGAAAAAATCTTCAAGCACAGTCATACTGTTCTCCATACTACACACACGTTCATATTGTGTTATCTTGGTAATAAAATTACGCGGGTTGGACTCACTGCTAATTGGCATCCTGATTCTAAGGTTTAAAACAGGTAACTTTCCAATAAGGCGGTCTGTAAACCCCTTGACAATGCTATACCCGCTGCCGAAATAATTAGGCAACGAGCTTTCTGTGAATTGTTCTTGGTTTGTGCCATTAAAAATACAACCTGTACCAAGATATGTATAATGGATTTTATGTTCTTGGCAAATATTTGCCAAGTTTAAAGGTCCAAATAGATTATCACGTACATTTTCAACAAGTTTGCCGGGATATTCAAGATAATCAATTGTATTTACCGGTTTACCGTCAATTACACCATGTGTTCTACCTGTAAATGAAACGACGTGTGTTGGTTTGCTTTCAATAATTTCAGCAAGGACGTCATGCTCATCATCAATACGAGACGAACCCTTTATAACAGTTATATCTGCCCTTGTTTTCTTTAGATAGTCTAGGTACATTGTACCAATCCATCCTGCGTGTCCATAAAACAAAACGACTGGCTTTTCGGTTTTGCAGAAAAAGAAGTTCATTGTGATTATTTAATTTTAACATTTTCATTTGTTTAAATAAATTTTAAAAAATTAAAATTAAATTATTTTATCTTAAATACTTAGAAATATAATTATTACCATCTTTACCACATTTTAGGGGGTCTTTACGGGCATTTTCAGCCGTTTCAAATAAATTAAGCTGTTTTTTACCAAATTTTAAACAAATAGAGTGTTCCCTGATATGATTTGCAACAAAATATAAACAATCCGCGCACTTTTTATAATTTTGAGGCTTCATCTATATTTTCACGCGATACATTTTTCTTTTTATCTTTACGAATAAAATAATTAAGTTTGGTGTCGGTGTAGTTAAATACCCTGATTTTCGCTTTACCAGAACCATGGAGAACCGGGTCCGTATCTTCAATGTTTGGTGAATTGTAAATATAATATTTTATAGCCTTGTTCTTGAAACCCGTAACCGTTCGCAATTGTTTGAGTGATAATCCATGCTTAACCCCTTTTAAAGCATCTTCTACTGGGTTAGTTGGTGGTTGTGTCGTGCGGGCACCGAGAACTACGTAGTCTTCCATTTATGGTAATTAATTTAATTATCTTTTCTTTAAATAAAATAAAATTAATTAATAAAATACTAATATGACAGACATCCCGGTAAAACCCGCTACAACGGACCCGCTTAAAAAGATGGAACCCAAAGATTGGCACCCACAACAAGCGAAATTGTTAAAAGGTTGGGCCGAAATAGCGTCAAGTTATCGTTGGATGCATAACCAGGCGTATATGGTTTATAGGAAAAAGAACTTGTGGTTTATGATACCATTGATAGTTATGAGTACAGTTACAGGTACAGCGAACTTTGCCCAGACTACCTTTCCGGAAGGCATAAGACCTTATGTTCCCCAAATGATAGGCGCAATAAATTTGGTATCGGCGATATTAACAACTATTTATCAATTTTTAAAGATTTCGGAATTTATGGAGTCTCACAGAATTAGCTCCATAAACTACGGAAAATTAGCAAGAACTATTACAGTTGAATTGAGTCTACCTGTTAGAGACCGTAATTCAGGTGGTGCCGAATGTGTTAAAATAAGCCGTACAGAAATAGACAGACTGATAGAACAAAGTCCGGCTATACCTAAAGATATACTATACCGATACGAAAGACAATTTGCAGGAAGAGGATTGTCCGAACCTGAAATAGTAGTTATTAATAAGGTAGATATATATGAAGACAAGGAAAACAAGGTAGCAACAACTGTAGCCGATGCCGGGTTGAAATTTAAAAATGCTCTACAAACATTGAAAAAACCATTATTTGCTATAAAGACATCCGACAGCCCAACTGAAAA